TAAGAGAAAGTAATAAAGTATGAGAGCTAGTGAATTCACTGTAGAAAACTTTGCAGATGGCAAAGTAAAGGGCAAAAGCAGACCAGGTCGTGTAAAGAAGGCCGGTGCTAGTTGCAGTGGATCGGTATCTCATTTAAGAAAAATGGCTAAAAAATATTCAGGTGAACGTGGCAAAATGTACCACTGGTGCGCCAACATGAAATCAGGGCGTAAAAAGAAAAAATAAAAACAAGGAGTCTACTATGAATATCTTTCTACAACAAGCTGCACAATTTATGGGAGTACGTTTAGGAGATCGATTAAGTAAGACGGACGAAAAACGTTTGAGAGCCAAAGCAAAGAAAATGAAAACCAGTGAAAAGAAAGCAAGAAGACGAAACAAAAATATCAAACTCCTGTAACAAAGAAAATAAGTAAAATTACTTTCAACTAACAAAAGGCAATTTCATGTGTGGATTATTTTACAGTAAAAATCTTACTGTAGATCTTGATCTATTGTCAAGCATAAAACGCAGAGGTCCTGAAAATTTTAGTACCTGTCACTATAAAGACGAATTCTTTGCACATTCATTATTAAACACAATAGGATTGGCAGTAGAGCAACCGATCAAATCAACCAGTGGTACTCTACTTTATAACGGATCAACATACAACTACACTGATAGTAAATTTACAAACGATACACAATGGCTTGCGGATAATTTAGATCACTTGTTAAGCAATACAATAGATGTTATAAAATCTCTTAGAGGAGAATATGCACTATGCTATGTTACCGATGCACATGTAGTTTTTGCAGCTGACCAGTTTTTTGTAAGAAATCTTTGGTATTACTATAATAAATCAGATAAAACACTTGCAGTATGTAGCCATCCCAAGGTATTAATAGATTCATTTGGTGCAGCCTGGCCTTGTGAAGAAAATAAAATCTACACATTAGATAAATCAAATTTTGAATTGTCAATGGTAACAAACACACATTGGAATTTTGATCAGGTTAAAAACAACTTAGATGATGTTTTTGAAGAGTTTGAAAAGTCTGTATTGTTACGATGGGAACCGAAATCTATAACCACATTTAGCAGTGGATTAGACAGCGGAGCAATAACTTGCTGTTTAGAGAATCACAACATAGATTTTTTATCAATTGCTGATGTTTCTGAAGAATACAATCAAACAGTAGAAGACAGAATAGCTCGACACAACTCTATCAGAGTAACCGAATCTTATATAAGCAACCAACATTTAAATGAATTATTTGATTTATATGAACATCCAAGAACAAAATCACCAGGTAATAATACCGCTAAACATCAAACTTTCTGCGATATAGCAGACAGTATGCAATGTAAAATTTTAATTTATGGCGAAGGTGCAGATGAGTTGTATTGCGACTACGGTCATAATGGAAAAAAAACAAGAACCAGAAGCAAGTTTGGAGGCATGTTCCACGAAAATCTAGAAATTATGTGGCCGTGGCACAATCATTATTCTGGATTGTTTAGTATTAACAGTAGACTAGACATACATATGGGATTCAACGGCAAGGAAATAAGAATGCCTTTCCAGGACCAACATTTAGTACAAAAATGGTTAAATACAACAGTAGAGTTAAAAAACAAAAGTTATAAGCATTGGATAGTTGAATATCTTAAACAATACGATTATCCGTATCATCTAGATAAAATAGGAATGAGCGGAAAAAGTTTTTACTAATGAAACATTTTGTAAAAATAGCATTTGATTTGTTTTGCGACAAAGGTCACAATCCTAGATATAGATTATATGTTAACGATGAATTGTTTACAGAAAGAAACTATATCTGGAGAGGTACACTGTATTTGCGAGAAAACTTGCAAATAAGTGCACCACCAGGAGAATATACAATACGTCTAGAGAAAGTCGATCCTGCTAGACTTAGAATGAGAAATACTGCTGTAGAATACGGTCCAGCCGAAATCATTAACAGTACAACATTTAGGATACTATAATGCGAGCAACAGAATTTATAATAGAAGACACTGCTGTAGTGTCAGGTGATCTTGCACCTGTTGTTGCACCGCTTGGCGCCATCCAGCGAAGAGTACCTATAGAAACTCTCTTTGATAAATATAAAAATAGAAAGAAAAAGAGAGTTTCTAAAAATGAGCGTAGATCCTAAAGAAGCCGCTGCATTTGCTAATATTCTTGGCAAACTAGACGGTGTACAAAAAGGCGAAACAGTGGTAGATGTTGCCGCTGGTAATCAAAAAAGACTAGCAGACAATGACATGACTGCCATCCTGAGTGCTTTTGCTAGCACCAGTGGCACAAAGAGTGCATTAACTTTAACTCCAGACGCACTAACCGAAAGTGCAGATCAAGTTCCAGCAGAATTTAAACCAAAAACGATTTCACCTGTTCTAGGCCAACCTGAGAAAGATCATCCAATGGACGGTATGCTGGTAGGCGAAAGCGAAGAAGAAGTTACTGAAACTATTCGCAAACTTCCAAGTGGCAAGTACAGACTGTACAGCAAAGATGACAAGAAAAACCTTGGCACGTTTGACAGTCGCTCAGCCGCTGAAAAGCACGAACGTGAAGTACAATATTTTAAGCATGCCGGCGAAAGCATTGAAGAAGATAGTTTAGGCGATATTAAAACTCGTTTAACTGACTATCTAAGCGATATTAAAAAATCTGATGATAAAGATCTTTCTCCTAAGAAACCATCAGAAGATGTGCTAGGCAAAGCTATCAAGACAATGAACATCAACGGTAAAACTATCAAACTTCACGGTAACGAAGATGACGGTTTTAGACTAAAAGTTAATGACAAGTTGCACAGTGCAACATTTAAGAACTTAGAACAAGCACTTATGGCTTGTGAAGCATACATAAAGCGTGGGAAAAAGTAATGCACCTATTAGACCTATTTGAATCAACCAATGAAGGATACACAGTTACTCGTGGTATCGATCGCGAACGTTATCAAGAGCGAGCTGGATTGGAAGGTCCTTTCCAAACCAAAAGTGGCAAAGTTGTTTACTACGACAAGAAGGAAGGAAAGTATTACGATCCAGACTCAGATATGTATATTGATCACGACGACTATGCGGCATTAGATGAAGGCGTAGGTACATACTTAAAAGGTGCTGTACTAGCAGGTCTACTAGGACTAGGTGTAAACCAAATGGCAGACATGACCAGTGCTAAGAATAGCCCACTGGGACAAGCAATGGCACAAGCTGCAGAGCAAGGTGACCAGTATGCTGCTAAACATCTCAACAAACTAGATGCATATTTTGATCTAAACGACACTGGCAGTATCAAAATTCTTAGTCAAAAGTATTTGAACAAAACAATTGAAAGTGTATACGAAGAGGTTGCTACTAACAAGCGTACAGAACGTATCCTCAAACTGCTTCGTGCTAAGAATCCAAGTGCAGAAAACGATCTAGAAGCATTAATCCTAAGTTTTGATAAAGGTCAAAAAATGGATCGTGAAGATATTAACACACTGTACAGTCAAAACAGAGAAGAAGATCGTGAAATTGAAGAACTAGAGCGTGAACTAGCGGCTCTTAAAAAGCGTCGCGGCATGAACGAAGACTACTACGAAACAGACGAACAACGTGAACTTGCTAGACTAGGTCGTATCCTAATGGACATGGGTAAGAAGCGTGATGACGACGTGGGTGCGGCAATGGGCGCTGTTGGTAACGAGCTTACCAAGTACGGTGCTCCACAAGGTGTAAACTCAATTGAGAAACTAGAGCAAGTTACAGGACAGTCAGAAAGTACAATCATGAAGATGATGTCATTGGCACAGAAAGTGCAAGGTGATGTTGCTGTAGGCGACGAAACTGCTGGCAACGACAACGAAGAAGAAGTCAAAGAAGCACCAATGCGCAAAGTGCCTTATGCAGGATACAAAGGCCCAGGTTCAGACTATCGTGCCTATGATGAGCCAGATACAAAGAACAACTACGAAGTTAAAATTGATGGCAAGCCTTGGAAAGTGTTTAGAAACGAAGCAAGTGCTAAAAAAGCCGCACACACCATTGAAATGAAGTACGGTAAGAAAACCACAGTGTTTGCTACCACCAAGCCAGTTAGCGAAGGTGTAGCAGAAGACTTTGACAAGAACTTTAGCAAGCGTGTTGGTTACACTGTCAAAGGTGGTGCGGCTAGCGACATGATGAAGAAGCAAGCGGCACAAACACAACAGATGAACAAGGATCTAGATCCAGGTGCCGCTGAAAAAGGCTTGGGCATTGGTGTGCTTGATACGCAAAAGGCTCGCGAAAAAGCGGCAAAGAGAGGCATTCGAGCACCGGGCAATCTTCGTGCAAGTCCAAACACTCGTAATCCTGATCGTCTTCCAGAAGCAAAAGAAGGTGACATCATGATTGGCGACACAGTACAAACACTGAAGATGGGCCAAATGCAAGGCACAGTAACAGGCTTCAGCAAGAAAGGCGGCATTGACAAAGTTATGTTCAAGCATGAATCAGGTAAGGTGTATGCTACAGTGCCAGAAAACTTGAAGGTGATTGACACTGCAAAAAAGACTGAAAGCCAGGTAGCGGAAAACATTGACTTACGTCATAATCTACAGCCTGGCACATACAAGCACAATGAAGAAAACATTACTGTAACAATCAACAATGACAGTAGTGTAAGTTTTAAACAACCTGCACAATGGGAAATCGAAGGCGATCAAGAATACCTAGAGTTTGTAGAAACACAACTAGCAGATGCAAGCAATTGGACTGCTGTTGTAGAAGAAGCAAAGAAAAAGCCTGTGCCAACAGATCCAAGCAAGTGGAGTTACTATAAGAGTCAAGCAAAGAAAAAGTTTGATGTGTATCCAAGTGCGTATGCCAATGCTTGGGCCGCAAAGCAGTACAAAGCCGCAGGTGGTGGCTGGAGAATGGGCAAGCCTAAAAAATGAGACTATACGAACTAAAATGTTGGCCTGGTTACGAACGTGTTCCTGGCACTAAAGCAGGAGAAGTAGGCAGTTGCCGCAAAAAAAGTTCTGCTAAGAAAAAACGCAAAGGCAAAAAGAAATGAGAGACTTGATCAACTTAATGGAAGCAATGGAAAAAGGTTGTCCTCCAGCAACACAAAGCATAGATCTTAATCTCAAGAATCGTCAAAAGGCCATTGAAGAATACGGATATGGTCCTCTTAATCCTACCGAACCTAACGAAAAGTTTTGGAATGCCAAAGCAGAAATGTGGCAACTGGATGATCCTGAAGATGCTAAAACAAGCCTATGCGGCAACTGTGCAGCATTTGATAAAAGCCCTGACATGTTGGATTGTATTGCTAAAGGTATAGGTGAGGAAGATAGTTCAGACCCCTATGACACAATCGATGCAGGTGACTTGGGCTACTGCAAGTTTCTCAAGTTCAAGTGTGCAGCCAAGCGCACCTGCGATGCCTGGGTAGAAGGCGGCCCTATAACCAAAGACTGATATGAAAGCAAGTGAATTCGTTACAGAATACGAAGGCGGACTACGCAAGTGGTTTAAGCAAAAATGGGTAAACATCGGCAAGAAGAAAAAAGGCGGTGGACACTCAGAGTGCGGAACATCAGGAGATAAAAAAGGCTATGCCAAATGTGTACCAGCGTCAAAAGCCGCTAGTATGTCAAAGAAAGAAAAAGAGTCAGCAACTCGTCGCAAACGTGCGGCGCAGAACAAGGCAGGCCGTGGCGGCAAATCACAATCAGGACAAGGCAACAAACCAATCCGAGTAAGCACCAAGGCTAAAAAGTGATGCCACTCAAATGCGACAGTTGCCGGATACTGCTTCCGGGTTCTTTTTATGTGGACTACAAGGGAAGTCTTAGTTTGTATCATTGTAAACCTTGTCATGTTGAACATATAAAAACATATCCTGTTAAACTAAAAACAAAAACGAAATCTAAAAAGAATTTGCCTTAGGACCGTTACATTAGGGCAATAGCCGGCTGCTGGCTTAAGTTTACGATTCGCTACCGTAAATTTTAAAGTGAGCAACTTTACCAAAATATTTTGACTCCACGCAAAAACTGTTATATACTACACTTCGTAACAAATAGGAGATATCATGCACGATACCAAAGTGTTCAATCCAGAACAAAAAGCAAAACTTACACAACTTATCAACGAAGGTATGGGTGTACTTACCGAAGTAGAAGTTCTCAACGAAGGGCTTAACGATACAATCAAAGCAGTAGCAGAAGAACTTCAAGTAAAGCCTAGCATTCTTAAGAAAGCAGTTAAGATTGCACACAAGAGCAAATTTGGCGAAACTCAAGCAGATCACGACGAACTTACAACTATCTTAGAAACAGTAGGACGTACTCTTTGACCTACAGCGTTTATCAACACTGGGATCCACTTGATACTTGTTTAGTAGGCAAGACTTATCCACCAGAATTTTATTCGTGGATTAAGAATAAAGAAACAAGAAAACGTTTTGAAAGTCTTGCAGAAGAAACTGAAGAAGATTATCAAAACTTAATTAAATTACTATCAGGAAAGTTTGGCGTTAATGTAATGCGTCCAGAATTTCCTAGTGATTTAGACAGTTTGTTTATTGACGGAAAGTGGGTACAACCTCCTACTGCTCCTCGAGATTATTTTACCATGATCGGCGAGCAGGTTTGGGTTCCTGGTGTTCCAAACTCTAGCCACGCATGGAGTGTGTTTTATAGACAAAACAAACAGGAACAGTGGCCTTGGTATGTTCGTCCTGTAGACTTTGCTAGAGAAATGCCTGCTGATATAGTAGACCCATTGCTAGAAAAATTCGAAGTGTTTAAACAATTCGATCAGAAGCACTTGGATGCAAAACTAGGGTTTTATCAGCATGTATTTGATCACTTGCAAGCACAAGGCAACGAAATTGTTAACACTGATCTGGATTTTGTCAACGGATGTTTTGTTAGTAGAATGGGCGAAGATCTTATTTTTGCTACACAAACCTACTACGATGACAAACAGGCATTGTTAGAAACAGTAGATGCTAAATTTCCCCAATATAACAACAGGGTGGTACAACTTGAAGGACACGGGGATAGTTGTTATTGTCCTGTAACTCCTGGGTTGATTATCAGTCTATACGATGTTGCCACTTACGAAGATACATATCCTGACTGGGAAGTGGTATACCTGCCCGACAGCGAATATGCACATGTAAAAGAATTCAGTGCTAGCATGAAACATGTCAAAGGTAGATGGTTTTTGCCAGATTTTGAAAAAGATCTTAATCTTATTCATACTGTGGAAACTTATCTCGATGACTGGGTCGGCGAAGTACATGAAACTGTGTTCGATGTAAACATTCTAGTTGTTGATCCTAAAAATATCATAGTGAGTGCTCACAACGATATAGTTGAAAAAGCATGTGCCCGTCACGGCATTGATGTACATGTGGTTCCATTTAGACACAAATACTTTTGGGACTGTGGCATTCACTGTATTACAAATGATTTACATCGCAATGGACAAAAACAAAAGGTAATACAAAAGTAATGTTTCACAATCTTGCAGTATATGAATGTTTAAGTTTTCTTAATGATATTCCGCGAAACACTTGGTATAATCAATCGATTGCAGATGCTGTTAAAGACAAAGTAGTACTCGAAATAGGATGCGGTGCTGGTATCCTTGCGGCATATTGTTTGCAACACGGTGCAAAACATTACATTGGTGTAGATGTTAAAAAACACCGGGCGGACTACACTAGAGAGCTGTTGACTGAACTAGGCTACGGTAATAAAATCACCTTGTACTATAAAGATTTTTTAAATCTTGAACCTAAAGATTTGCCACACAACGTAGATGTTTTACTTTGCGAACAAACAAGTGATCAGATGTTGGTTAATTTTAACATGTGTGACTTTTGGAACCATGCTAACAATATTCTTGGTGATTATGTATCGTTGCCAGACAGTTGGAACTTGGATGTTTTAGTATACGAAGGAATTATTTCAACTGAGTTAGCCGAGCATGCCCCAAAAACACTAATCGATCATCCAAGTTTGCCCAATGGATATGCTAACGCTGTTGCAAATCTAAATCAAGTTAAACCAGATAAAATAATTAAGAATGCATTACAAATTGGGCCAACAACTGTAAATAATCCTATAGAATTTACGCTCGATTTATCAGAATATAAAAATGCAACATTGGTATTATCCGACAGCATCAGTTATAAAGATAGTAGATGTATATCGATTAGTGCATCTATAGATTGGAGTGCTATTCCTACTGCGCTACATGTAACAGATTGTAAAAAACAAACAAAAATTGTATGGGATCCAACTCTTTCAGTTGGTGCATTCCGAAATGGATCCTGGCGAGTATAAAAAAAGTATTTTCAGCGATCAAATCAACGGCGATGGCAGTTGGTGGGACGTATCGTTGCAATGGTTAGATAAAACTAAACAAATACTAACCAACTCTGGATTTGACTGCACATATTTTTTCGACGATGGTGTTGCAAGATTTGAAAAAAACAAAACTTCTGTGTTGGTAAATTTTGCTAGTGTACTACCGCATGATTCTACATGGCAAATCACAGATTCTGTACCACTTGATAATAACAAAAACGTCTTATTGACTAGTCCTTACAGTTTAGGTTACTACTATTGCGATTACAAATATACTAATTGTATGCCAACAAAAGAATATAATTGTTTTATAAAGCGTTCGTGTCCTGTTCGTCAAAGTTGGTTTTACCTCTTAATAAGAAAAAATATCCTCAACAATGGCAATGTTTCTTTTTGGAGCGAGAATCCAATTTACGAAAATTCTTCATTGGAATTGTTTGAACTGTTTTACAAAGGATCAGAAATATTTGAACCAGAACACAATTATATACTGAACAATCTAAGCATACCTTACAGTAATTTTGATGTAACCATTGAAGAAGCAACGTTGGATAGCAAAGTAAGTGTTGTAATTGAAACATCATTTAACGATCTTGGTTGGATATTGCTTACTGAAAAAACTTTTAGAGCATTACAGCTACCGAGGCCTTTGTTGTTGTTTTCAAATCCAAACAGTATAGCATATCTTAGACAACTCGGGTTTAATGTTTACGATGATGTGGTAGATCATAGCTATGATAGCTGTCCAGATTGGTTAGAAAGACAATCAAAGATTTTACAACAGTTAGATAATAGTTTAAAATACAACAATGCAACCTTAAAGGAATTTTCACGAAGGGCAGAACACAATAAAAACGTGCTGTTGGAACTAAGAAACAGCAGCGATGGGTATATGCAAAATATATGGAATCAAATAAAACAATTATAAGTATCCACGAGTCGCTCACACTACGAGCATGAAGAAAGGTAGATTGGCCACAAGCAATCAGGAGATAAATGAGTTACGTTGACGCACTATTTGATCGTGAACACGATCGCATTCACGTTGTAGAAAGAATAGATGGACGCAGAGAATACCGAGAGTATCCTGCTAACTATGTGTTTTACTACGACGATCCGCGGGGCAAGTTCCGCAGTATCTACGGTAATCCCGTAAGTCGATTCAGTTCAAGAAACAACAAAGAGTTTCGTAAAGAACTACGCATTCAACAGGGTAAGACAATCTACGAAAGTGATATCAATCCTGTGTTTCGCTGTTTTGAAGAAAACTACAAAGGCGCAAATGCACCTAAACTGCACACATGCTTTTTCGATATTGAGGTTGACTTTGATCCAGAACGTGGTTACAGTCGTCCGGATGATCCGTTCAACCCGATTACAGCAATCACAGTATACTTAGACTGGTTGGATCAGTGTATTACATTTGTATTGCCTCCTAAACACATGAGCTGGGAAACAGCAACAGAAATCTGCAACGAGTTCGAAAACACATTCTTGTTTGAGCGTGAAGAGGACTTGCTAAATGCATTTCTGGACATTATCGATGATGCCGATGTACTAAGTGGATGGAACAGCGAAGGTTTTGATATTCCATATACTACTATGCGTATTATACGAGTGCTCAGCAAAGATGACACACGACGTATGTGTCTTTGGGGACAGATGCCTAAGCAACGTACATTTGAGCGATTTGGTGCTGAAAACTTGACTTTTGATACAATTGGTAGGATCCACATGGACTATATGCAATTGTACAGAAAATACACATACGAAGAACGCCACAGTTATAGTTTGGATGCCATTGGTGAGTACGAACTAGGCGAGCGCAAGGTTACATACGAAGGTACACTGGATCAACTTTACAACAATGACTTTAAAACGTTCATCGACTACAACCGCCAAGATACAATGTTACTGGCAAGAATGGATAAAAAGCTAAAGTTCTTGGATCTTGCTAACACACTAGCACATGAAAACACTGTACTACTACAAACCACAATGGGTGCTGTTGCTGTTACAGAACAAGCAATTATCAACGAAGCACACGAGCGTGGATTGGTCGTACCTAACCGCCGTGAACGACTAGACGGAGAAGACACGCAAGCTGCAGGTGCTTATGTAGCATATCCCAAGAAAGGTATACACGAATGGGTAGGTGCTATTGACATCAACAGTCTATATCCAAGTGCTATTCAGGCCTTGAACATGGCAGGAGAAACCATTGTAGGACAGATCCGTCCTATCATGACAGATCGTTACATCAAAGATCGCATAGGCAAGAAGATGAGCTTTGCCGCAGCATGGGAAGGATTGTTTGCTACACTAGAATACACTGCTGTAATGGAACAACAACGTGGCACAGAGCTCACAGTGGATTGGGAAAACGGTGAAACAACTGTTCACAGCGCCGCTGAACTTTGGAAGGTTATTTTTGATAGCAATAGTCCTTGGATTCTTAGTGCTAATGGAACAATCTTTACATACGAACAAGAAGGCGTTGTCCCTGGTCTGCTAGCAAGATGGTACAGAGAACGTAAAGAACTACAAGCAAAACTGCGAGAAGCAACCAGTGCAGATCAGATAGAGTTTTGGGACAAACGTCAGTTAGTTAAGAAGATTAACTTGAACAGTTTGTACGGTGCTATTCTTAATCCTGGATGTCGTTTCTTTGATAAACGTATCGGGCAATCGACTACACTTACAGGACGTAGTATTGCTAAACACATGGACGGATTTGTGAATGAAGTTATTACAGGCAAGTTTGATCATGTAGGCGATGCTGTTATCTATGGCGACACTGACTCTGTGTACTTTAGTGCTTGGCCTATTATCAAAAAAGAAGTAGCCGAAGGACGTATGGAGTGGAACAAAGAAATCTGTATCCAACTGTACGACAACATTGCTGATCAGTTGAATGCTAGCTTCCCAGGATTTATGGAAAAGGCTTTCCATTGCCCAAGAGAAATGGGTGTTAAGATCAAGGGCGGTCGAGAAATTGTTGCAGATCGAGGATTATACATTACCAAGAAACGCTATGCTGTAAACGTTATTGACGTCGAAGGAAAACGCCAAGACGTTAACGGTAAAACAGGCAAGATCAAAGCAATGGGTCTTGACCTGAAGCGAAGTGATACTCCAGTGGTTATTCAAGACTTTTTGAAAGAAATCCTTGAGCGTGTACTAAACGGTGCCGAACGCAATGAAATCATTGATCGCATATTAGAATTTAAAGCAGAGTTTAGTGAACGCCCGGGTTGGGAAAAAGGTTCGCCTAAACGTGTAAACAACTTAACTATGTACAGTAGAAAAGAAGAACGCGAAGGGCGAGCTAACATGCCAGGACACGTTCGTGCCGCATTAAACTGGAACAATCTTAAAAAGATGAATTCAGACAACTACAGCATGAACATTGTAGACGGTATGAAAACCATTGTTTGTAAGTTAAAAAGCAATCCGCTTGGCTGGACCAGTATTGGTTATCCCACAGATGAAATGCACTTACCAGATTGGTTTAAGGAATTGCCATTTGATGAAGAGGCAATGGAAGCAACAGTGGTAGA